TAGCATTTCCAAAAGCTCTCCAAGTGCCACTAGCAGGACTTGATTGAGTTCCACCACTGTTACTCCAATGTCCTCTATACTGATCGTTATTGTTTCCATAATTTCCTGGAACTATAGTGTTGTTATTATTAACTGTTGCCGAAACTCTTAAATATCCAAAACTTGTAACAGTATTAGAAGACATCGCAGCTATAGTTGATGCGGCAGGTAAACTTGTTAAGTTTGATCCATTTAATGAAGGCAATGTACCACTCGCTATGTTTGCAGGCGTTAAAGACGTTAAACTTGCACCATTTAAAGCAGGAAGGTTTCCAGTTAATTTTGTTGCATCTAAAGTTTGAGTACCAGTTACTTGTACTCCTCCAACGAACATAGCCATTATATCATCTCCTCTAGCTTAAATTTATATTTTTTACCATTAAGTCTGTTTAAGATAAATAAATTATCATCTCCCTCTTGTATAGTCCAAGACCCTCTTGTTCCATCTACTTCGTTATCTCTTGTTTTAGTGTTATTTAAGTTTATATCACCAGTATATATGTCTTTCCATTGTAGAGAAGCAGATCCTAAATCAAAAGAATCATCTGTGGAAGGAAGCAAAGCACCACCAAAAGTAGCACCAACTCTGAAAACTGCGTTTCCACCTGCTGACATGTCAAGTGTAAGAGCAGTTATATCTGTAGAATCATCTGTTCCTTTAAATATAATATCAGCATCTCCTGCTGCAGCATCTATTGTAATATTACCAGATGATGTGGTTAAGTTAACTGCCGCATCTCCTGCTGCAATATCATCTGCTTTTGTTGTTGTATCAACAGTAGCAAAACCTAATGAGGCACTACCATCTGTTTTTAGGAACTGTCCAGCACTACCATCAGAAGTTGGATAAGCTAACCCAGATAAAGTTGCGGTGCCCCCTACTGACATGTCGTCTGTAACAGTAAGATCATCTTGTACTTTTAAATCAACAACATTTAATGAAGCAAATACGTCTGTAACTGCTGCACCAGAACCTGCACCATCTAAAGAAACAACCTTTGTATCTCCTGCGGGAATTGTAACATTCGCACCAGAACCCTGACTGATAAGAATGTTTTGTGATCCACTTGTTCCATTTTTAATTATATGGACTCTCTTCATTGTATTTGGACCGATAGTAATAGTACAAGCTGAATCTAATGTTCCAGTATATATTATATATAAGGCTCTTCCCGCATCTGAAGCACCATCCGCTATTGTGGTTGTATGAGTATCTGCATTTGTCGTTATAGCCTCTGTGCCAAAACCTAATGCTTCACCTAACAATTCTAAGTTGGTGTTTGTCGAAGCACCCCATGTGCCAGATTCATCCCCAGTTGCGATTTCTTTTAATCTGAGGTTGTTAACATATGTTGCCATTATGCTGCCCTTTCAATCCAATTTGCCAATTGTGTTGGCGTAATTAATCCGTAAACTTGTTCTTCTCCAGTTCCACCTGTAGCCTCAAGTCCTGTTAAAGATAACACAGAACCACCACTGATGGCAAGTGTTCCTGCCGAGATTTCCATTCCAGCCAATGTAACTGCGACACCCGCTCCACCTGTAACTGTCTCTGAACCTAATGCCATTGTTCCAACAACATTTGTTGTTGGTGCACCAGTAGAAGTAAGTATAGAATAAATAGCAGGAGTATTAGCTTGACCACCCATTGCACTATGAACACTACAATAATAATAGAGAGTTGGTGCTTTAGTGGCTACCGTTATCTGTGTATATGCTCCAGCATTTCCAGGTGTTCCATTTGTTGTTACACCAGTTGTGTATTCTGAACCACTATTATGTGTACCATTTGAAGTTGTGCTAAATCTTAACGGATGACCACTATTAGAACTATCGCTTTGATCGAAGTAATATGTATTGCCTTCAAAAAGTTCTTGTGTTTGTTGTTGAACGCCATCAATAAAGTATTTATTACCATCTCCAGCGTAAGCAACAGTAACAGTTTTTGTTACTGTGCTTGCTTCATAGCCACTAATAAAAATAGTACCAGAAGTACCAGTTAGAGCAACTAAATTAGAACCTACTTCTGAAGTATTACCTACAGAACCAGTGCCTGCTAATCCCGTTGCACTGAACTTCATTTGTGCATCTACAACTTCATTACCTAAAGAAGTTGTTCCTGCAACACCAGTAACACTAAGTGAGCTGTTTCCAAGTATTGTTGGTGCATTAACTTGACCAGTTGCTTGTAGTCCAGTTTGTTCGAGCCTTTGACCTACATCAGCAAAAACACCACCACCCCAAATATGATTACCAAAAGCATCGCTACCCCAACCAGATAGAAATTCAGTTGTAGCAGACACACCTGTAACAGAAAAAGTAATTGGTATTTTTGGTAGTACATTACCAACGGCACTCGTACCTACAACACCAGTTGCTGTGGTAACATGCACACTACTTGCAACAACAGTTCCTATAGAACCAGTTGCTTCTAAACCCGTTTCAATAACGAGAGAAGTACCACCAACACCTTCATTTCCAACTTGACCAGTTCCTGCGACACCAGTAACAGCAAAAGAGGTATTACCAATACCTCCCCAACCTACAGCGTCCCAAGCACCTTGACCCCAACCGTTAGCCATAACGGTTTACTTTAAGCTATACGAATTATAGCGTTTGAAGCATCAGCAGTTGGAAACTGAACAGTAAATGTACCTGATGTAGATGTTTTATTACTTGAAAAATCTAATACACATACAGCTTTATCACTATTTGTATCATTATATATTAATGCACCCATAGCAGTAATAGTTGCTGTAGTAAAACTTATATCAGCAAAATCTGTGAAAGCAGTTGTACCAGAAGTAGCTGGAGCTACTTTTGTTAAAGCACCACCACCAGCTGCATAACTACCACTATTAGCAATTTCACCAGTTGTTGTGTAGGCAGTTGTTGCTGCTCCTAATGTTGCAGTAGTAGAAGATTTACCACCACCACCTTCTGCATAAAGTGCTAATTTAAAAGCATTTCCGTTTGTCGCAAAGTTATGTGTTCCTAACATCAATTCTTGTTTAAATGATGTACACATCGCTTGGGCTATAGCCATGTTATAATCTCCTTATATATTCAGCCATTTCTTTATGACCACTTGATTTCAAAGCTTGGATTATAGTACCACGCTCTTCTTTTCTTGCCAAGAGCAGATAGTGATAGAGAACATGTTTAAGATGTTCTCTAAATTGATTCGCTTGTTGCCTAATATGAGCTGGAGCTTCATCAGATATACTAACTATTTTATCAACTGCCAAATCAGCAACTTGCTCATTTGATAAACCTCCTTTGTTAGAAGTCATTACATTAACACTTCCTACATTGCTTATACCTAATTCAAACATTTTTACTCCTCATAAGTTACTCCTGCTATGTCTTCTCTGCCTACTATGTTAGGCTTTTCTTCTATTGGATTTGGTGGTTCTAGCTTAGACTTTCGTGTAATCAACATACTACCTTGAGTTACTGTTGAAACAATAGGATCGTCTAGTCTGTGATAGCCGTACAATTTTTGATCGTCTGGAACATTAGTATCTAATAAAGAAGAATTGTGTGCTATATGAATTTTTATTCCTTTTGCAGTAGCAATGGCTAACCAAAACTCGCAACAAGCTCTACCAGCTTCGGCAAAGGCTACGTTTTTATGAGTAAAATCAATACCATATAAATGAATATCCGACACTTCTTGTGCTACGGCATAAGCAATACTGTAGGCAACAGTGTTATTTAAGTATGCATATTTAGTTTTTTCAAGAACTTCTTGCAATGGATATTCAACAACATCTGGACATCTCTCGTCTAAAATACATGAAAATATAGGTATATTTAACTTAGCTTCTAACCTTTGTTTCATAATATCTGTTTGCTTACCTGCAAACTTTTGATCCAAGAAACGAGAAGGTGGATCCATCATAAACACTTTATCATGATAAATAACACCAGACATAGCATTTATTGCCCAGACTTCATCAAAATGTTCACTTCTAATTTTGGCTAATATATATTCTGAAAAGCTATTACCTAGCCCAACAATTGCTACACTTTTATCTTTCACACGGCTACCTTACTGTCGTTTGACTCTAGGTAATCCATCTCTGTAAGCATCGCTATTTTCTTGACCTTCACCGTAAACTTTAAGTCTGCTCACGGCTTCCCCGTATCTTTGTGTGTATAAAGCTAACATATCTGCTTCACCCTTCATAAAGGTGTAAGCTTCAACTAAGCAAGCATATAACAAAGCATCAGGAGCATTTTCACTTAACCATGTTGTACCACTATCATCAGTTGTTATTGATGCGGGTCTATAGAAATAATGTAA